GGCAGCTACAGAAAAGCATTCACGCTAATTTGAGCTAGCGCCAGTTGACAGGAGCTTCGGCTCCTGTTATAATATATACATACAGTAAATATTTAGGAGCAAAAATGTCAAGTTATTTAGATCCAATCGTTGATAAAATTATTGTAGCACGAGTCGGTCTGCTACTACGTCATCCATTTTTTGGCAACATGGCTACACGCCTTAAGATTGAAGACGCAACTGAGTGGTGTGCTACTGCCGCTACAGACGGACGTCACTTATATTACAATCGAGACTTTTTTGCAGACTTAACTACTAAACAGGTTGAGTTTGTTGTAGCACACGAAATTCTGCATAACGTGTTTGAGCACATGCTCCGTGTAGAAGGACGTGATCGTAAGATTTGGAACATTGCCGCTGACTATTCAGTCAACGGTACTCTTGTACGTGACCGTATTGGTGAATCTCCTCCTAAGATTAAAATCTTTCACGACACCAAGCACTACGGCAAAAGCTCAGAACAGATCTATGATGAGATTTACGAGTCGATGGATGACGAAGAACTCGATGCTCTTGGTCAGTTGTTAGACGAGCACATCGATTGGGAAAAGGAAGGCAAGGGTCGTCCTGCATATTCCAAAGAAGAGCTCAAACAAATCCGTGATGAGATCAAAGAAGCTATGATGACAGCGGCTCAGGCAGCGGGTGCGGGAAATGTGCCTGCAGAGATTGGTCGTATGATCAAAGAGCTTACTGAGCCAAAGATGAACTGGCGTGAGATCTTGCGTCAACAAATCCAAAGTACTATTAAGAATGACTACACCTTTATGCGTCCTAACCGCAAAGCATGGCACATGAGTGCCATTTTGCCCGGTACTAACTACGACGAGACTATCGATATCTGTATCGGTATTGACATGTCTGGCTCTATTGGGGACGATCAGGCTAAGGATTTTATTAGTGAAATTAAAGGTATTATGGACGAGTACAAAGAGTACAAGATTAAACTCTGGTGCTTTGATACTAAGGTCTATAATGAACAAGACTTTGACGGCTACGGTTCTGACATTATGGAATACGAAGTCAAAGGTGGCGGTGGCACTGAATTTGATGCCAACTGGAACTACATGAAAGAACACGATATCAATCCTAAAAAGTTTATCATGTTCACAGACGGTTATCCTTGGGGTAGTTGGGGAGATGAAAACTACTGCGATACAGTATTCATCATCCATGGCAATAACACTATTGTTCCTCCATTTGGTGCTCACGCATACTATGAGTCTAGTAATAAAACTTGATCCTGATGCATTCAGTGCCGGCCAAATTGAAAGTAAAGTTTGGGCGGCACGTGAACTAGAAACAGTAGTGGCTCAACAGAAAATTGAGCCACTACGTATTGCCATCCTAGGTGGATGGTATGCACTACTACATTTTATTCTGCAGACTAGAGAACGTGTCACAATAGAATACTGTAGATCATACGATGTTGATCCGGGTGCGTGTATGGATGCAAATCTTATCAATAACACTTGGGAAATAAAAGATTGGCAGTTTAGATCGTTTCCTAGAGACGCTAATAAAGCCGTATATAATGACAACATTAATCTCGTAGTCAATACATCAACTGAACATTTTGCCAGCAAAGAATGGTATGATCGTATACCAGAAGGAACATTGTGCTTGTTTCAAGGCAATGATCTAATTATAGATGATCACGTACAGCGTCCAGAAAATTTAGAACATTTTAAATCTCTCTGGCCTCTTAAAGACCTGTTTAGTGGATCGTTGTATTTTGATTTTAAAGATGCGCCTTACACTAGACATATGACAATTGGTTACAAATAATGGCATTAAAAAACGGCAAACCTAATGCACTCAATGCATTAGATTTAAGAAAAGTCTCTTTCCCAGCACATCATTTTCATTATACACTATTAGAAAAATACACACCCACCTATCATAAAACAATAGATTCGTGGATATATCAGAATCTCAATAGTCGTTACTATATTGGTCAAGCAGTTGACCTAGTAGATAATACTATTGTTTATGTTACTAAAATTGGATTTGAGCAGGAAAAAGAACTTAGTTTTTTCAAACTTGCATGTCCACATTTAAGCTAACAGATAATTAATATACATATATAACTTATACAAGGAGGTCATCATGACTGAAGAAACTAAAGTAGAGCAACCTGCAGAAGCTGTGGCACCACAAGAATCCAATGATTTGACAATCAACGATCTTAACGCAATGAGAACTATTATTGATATTGCTAGTTCACGTGGTGCATTTAAACCCAACGAAATGGTAGCAGTTGGACAAACATATAATAAACTATCTGCATTTTTAGATACAGTAGCCAAGCAACCAAAGCAAGGAGCATAATATGCAAACCTTAAAACATGTTGGGCGTATTAAATCTACTGGACGTAGATGTTTAGTAGTGTTCAGGACCCTACCTGGAGATGCATTTAGTTGTTTAATCATACAAACAGAAAGTCTTGATCCAAGTCAACACGATTCACTAATTAATCTAGTTGAATCAAATTCTGCACAATCAGCAAACGAGTTTAGTGAAGTATTAGCTAGAGCAGTGTTTAGTGACGGAAGTACTATGTTACCAAGTCTTCATGCAAGAGGCTTATTGGCAAAATTTCCAACTGATGCTATTGAGATGGTTCCTAACATGCAAGCCACAATTTTGCTGTCAGAGTTAAATCAAGTTATTGCACAGCAGGCCGGAGTTAGTGTACAAGACCTTGCTATTCGTCCTTCTGCTAAGGAAAGTGCGCAAATAGAAGAACTAGTAAAAGTAAAAGATATCAGTCCTACTACAGGTAATACTGACCCATTGATGGACCAGTACGATGCAGGTAAAACTACATCAGCAAGTGTAAATGAAGATGGTATTTTAACCGACGACATGTTGGCTAAGAAATATCGTAGCGATGCAGATCGTCTAAGCAAGGAAGCTGCCCAACTCCGTCGTATGGCTGAAGACCTAGTGCCTGCAAAGAAAAAAGCCGCAGTTAACGAGTGACCACTGGAAAGCCATTTCCTAAAGATGTTATTGAACATTGGCCCGAGGTATTTGGAGAGATTACCCTAAACGTAGTACCTCTTAAATATCTCGACTCGGTTACTGTTACATTTAAAAATAAAAAAGTTTGGGAAATTAAAATATCTTCTAAACAGGCCCAGGAAGATTGGGACTCGTTTGAAACTAATCTCAAAGAAATGTTAGTTTCATACGAGAGCGAAATAGAGAATGTTGATTTTAAACTCGACACTGAAAGAGTTAAAAAAGACATGATCAATAACACAAACAAATTTTTAAAGAAAAGAAAATTGAAATGAATGTTAAATTAATTAGTTACAGTCAACCTACACAAGAATTTGCTGAGATGGGTGTTGACAATGCCCAAGAACTAATTGCATACTGTGCCCGTGTTAGCAATCCTGCTAATCAACTCAACACAGAAACAAGTGAAAAACTAATCAAGTATTTGGTTAAACACCAACATTGGTCACCGCTTGAGATGGTGTCTGCTTGCATTGAAATCACAACTACTCGTGATATTGCCCGACAAATCCTACGTCATCGTAGTTTTAGTTTCCAAGAGTTTAGTCAACGTTATGCTGATCCAACTAAAGACTTAGATTTTGTAACTCGTGAAGCAAGACTGCAAGATCCAAAGAATAGACAAAACAGCGTTAGTACTGACGACGAACAACTGCAAGCAGAATGGGAAATGATTCAGCAGGCAGTAATTGGTGCTGCCAAGGAAGCCTACGAGTGGGCTATTGAAAACGGTATTGCTAAAGAACAAGCTCGCGCTGTATTACCAGAAGGTCTTACAGAAAGTCGTTTATATATGAATGGCACCTTACGTAGTTGGATTCATTTTATTGAATTGCGCAGTGCTAATGGTACACAGAAAGAACACCAAGAAGTAGCGGTTGCTTGTGCAAAAGCGATTGCTGCCATTTTTCCAATGGCAACTTCTTTAATTACTCAGGACGCATTGGTAACTTAACGGTAAGTTTAAACTGCTCATACAACCAGGACCAGTCATTAATTTTTATTAGTGCGTCTTGATTTCCTTTATTCTCAGTACCATATTGCATACCTAATACAGCTCCGGGAATAACATACTCTCCAAAGCGTCTATCTAACCCTTTAGTAGTCCAAGCAGATAAACGGTTGGCATTTTCCTCTCGATCACTTCGTGCAATAGTATTACTGGCTAACTTGGCTGCTTCACGGAATCCGCTGCGCCAGGCATTCCAAGGACTAGATGCAAATCTGTTGATACTTGCTACTTTAGGTACTATGGTAAGTTTATTACTAAGACTAGTGGTAATGTCAACACCGTCTTTTGTTATGTCAAATAACATTTTAGGTAGTAGTTTGACAGCACCGTTGCCGTACTCTAGATCATTTATTTCGTTACGACTGTGCCATATGTGTACAAGATCAAATGCATAGTCTTCTACATAATGATCAAAGTCAAATGTGTCCAGCACTTCATTATCCCCATCAACTACCCAAAAGTAATCAGTTGTAGTTTGGTCTGAACAGGCTTTATGACTAAGGTATATGTTAGATTCTCCAAAGACTCTTTTTGCTTGTGGAAATCTTTTACTCAATATTTGCCAGTTTGCCCAACTGTTAGGTTCGTTGTAAGATAGAAAAAATATATCATATATAGTATCTGCTTGAACAATGTAAGTGTTTATATATTTTAAATCAGAGAAAAATTCTTGACTAGCATCTATATAATGATTTTTTGGAATAAGATAACACTGAAATTTATCAGCATACTTTTGAAATAATTTAAACACATGTACAAATTCGCCATCCCATTTCTTAGGCTCAAACTCTAACATGCTATCTAAGAAGTCGTAACTCGAATCTATAAACCAAAAGAATTTAGTAAGAACATTTTTCTTAGCCAAATTAGCAGTTTTAGCTAGTGTACTATCGAACTCTACAAATTTAGCGTAAGGATATTTTTCTGTTAAGAACGATTTACGTTCTTCAGATATATGTTTAGAATTATAAAATACTATATCGTACATTATTCTTTATCCAAAAATCCGCTACCTTTACGATACTGGTTAAGGTGCACTGATTTAAAAAATTTACTAGCATCGGCATCTAATGTTGCTATCTCAAGATCGAGTGCGTTTTTTAAACTAACACCATAGGTCTTGATAGCATCTTCAACGTTCATATACTCTACATCACTGTGCCATAGGCTAGTAAGATAATCAAAATCTCTAACCTGTACATAGTCCCAATCAGTACAGTTGGTCATATAGCAACCGTGGCGAGCTCCTAAAATAGCCCATAGTCCGTTTGTTGAGTCAGCTCCGACATTCAGCCAAACTCGCAAACGATCTAAGTTCTTCCAATGAATTTCTTTCTTAAATTCTTTATTAGCAGTACGGACTCCACGCTCAAGTGACATCTTTACACCTTCACGAAAGCCTGCTCTCCATGCTTGAAAGGCGCTGGCATTATTATATACATCACTAAAACAACTGTTCATCTGTATGTACTCAGCATCCCAACAAAAATCTACTTGAGCATTAGGATCATCAGCGGGTGCGTTTTCATGCGTTTTCATGTCTAATACATACTGCTTAGGCCATAACTTTAATCCGCCGTTGCCATACATAAGTCCGTTGACTACATTGTAACCTGCCCAGCTAATAACACATTTAGACAAGTCTTTATGCTCGTCAAAATCAATTTCTTGATTTAGGAAATCTTCTCGTACTGTATTATCACCATCTACTGTGACAAAACGGTCTGTATCACTTAGGCGTGCGCAAGCCTTGTGTGCTTCATCGCTGCCTTTAACACCATGCACACGTTTTGCCCAAGGTACTTTCTTTAGCAAATCTGCATAATTTTTTTCAGCATTTGGTTCATCATAACTAAGGTAGATAATGTCGTAGTCTAAAATTTTAACTGTTTGTGTCATTTTATAATATAGTATCCTACTGTAGAAAAGAATTGTTTAACATATACTGCAATATTATCAATATCGCCTTCTTTATCAGAATGGTAGTATACTATTTCTCTGTCTTTTTTAATTAATTCATTGATTGAGACTTTGATAGTCCTGTATATAAAATTCATATTACGCTTGTCAATTATATAAATTTCAAGCGTAGTATTAAGATTATATTTTTTTAATATTTCTCGTTGGTCGTTGCGTATTTGAAATCCCCACTTTTTAAATGTAGGATAGTTTTCAATAGTAAACATGCTATCCCAGTCGGTAACTACTGGGGCACTAGTTAAAAATACAGCAGATATATCATCTTCGTATTTAGAAACAATTCGTGGCGTATTTTGATCAATAAATGTAACTTGAAAATCTTTAGATCGGCTAGTACCGTTTAAAAATTCTTTAACAATATCAAATTCGAATTCTACAAAACAATCATAGTGTAAGCTGGCTTCATTAGTAATACTTAAAATATCCCCAGTGTCTTTTTCAAAGTATACTCGATAAGGTAATACCACAGTACTCAATGCTAATGATTGAGCTAGTAATTCATAGGGGACAATGTCTTCTTCTGGATTATACATTTAATTTCTCAATAATCTTGTCAGTAAGGAATGCATCCTCTACATAATGAAACACACCACGTTGTCTAAAATTATTTAGATATAATTCTTTAGAGTCTGTAAAATTTACCAGTAATTGACTTAGACAAGATTGTGGAATTGGATCCCATCCTTGCAATGCTGGCTTTAGGTGTGTGAAAGTAAATGGGCTGTTTTTATTTGTAATAACGTCATCAATTCCCATTAACTTAGCAGCAATGGCTACTGATACATCAAAACTGTAAAAATTCTGCATATTCTTAGGAGCAACATCATAGAAAACTTTATTCCAATTATTAGTAATAAATTCTAACAGTTTAAAAAAATCTTCTGCGAGTTGAGATTTTTTAAAATAACACATACCAGAATATAAATTTGGTAAATCATTAGCCACAAACATTTTTCTATATGTGTTGTCAACAACTGTGCGTGATTTATAATCTACAACCGATGATGTAAAAAATAAATCTCGATCGCTGGCGAATTTCCATACATGTTCTATGTTATCTAAAACCAACATGTCTGCATCAAGTACAATAGTTTCATCATAGGGACTTGATCTATATAGTTTCCATCTGTTTTCTACTTTCCATGTACTATTTGCAGCCGAGTCTCCAAAATAGATTGGAATAACTTTATCAAATGCTTTAGAAAATCCCGCTGGTAAAGAATCATTAGTAATAATACTAATATTATTGATAGTCGGTTGTGTAGCTTTGATACTCAATGCCAGTGCGTATGCTTGACGCACATAGTCAACATCACTATTCTGAGCAAGAACTAAAAATCCCTTACTCATTTACTACTCCGTCAATACAACGAGTAAGACTATATTTGTTCATAACGTGTACATCTAAATTGCTAGTTTTAACAGCAGTATATTCACCGTTGTAATTTTTCTTTTCCACTAAAAATTTTAATTTTGAGTTATCTATATCTAACAAAATATCTCTATCTAAAATGTAGTTCATCTTTCCAGGTAACGGGGCTGCAAAATCTTCACCCATCATATGTATAGCAATACTAAATGCAAAATCATTTCTAAATATTCTAGAATCTATATTGTACAACAATCTATAGTAATTCCAATTTAATTTGATGTTTTTAATTAGGTCAAAGAATGCCCAAGTAGCTGTGGTCTTTTTAAAATAAAATGCAGTGGCCCAATAGAATGGAATTGAATGTTGATTTAAATATCTAAAACTACGGTCGTCTCGCCAGTTAGCTAGATCAAAACTATCGTTATATATTAAAAAATCGTTTTGATTATTCCATATATTTTTTAATGTAGTACTACTAATGATAAAGTCACTGTCAATAACTAGCGTCTCATCATAGGGGGACAAATAACAACAGTCGCCCCTTGATAAGTTTTTCCATGTTAGTGTCTTTGCAGCCAGTGATCCGTCATAGAATTTTTTAGTCTGATGTGTTTCTGTCCATATTTCTATAATCTGATCAAAAACTGATTCTGCGTCAGGTTGACTTTGTTTAAGCCAACTTGCACTATCAGTGATAAGACTTACAGGAACTCCGAGATATTCTTTTACTCGTTTGGCTGCAAACAAAGATATCTTTGCATAATCAATTTCTGCATTATTTTGTGCAAATATTAAAACGCCACAGGTCATAGGGCCATTAAATCGCCAACTCGGCGTTTGGTTTTAATTTGATTATATTTTACCAAATAGTCGTTAGTTGCACTAAAATAGATAGAAATAATCTCGTCTAAAAATGTTTTTAGATCGGGTATTTCTACTGGGATGTTGTTGTCGTCAAGTACTACGGCCACTGTAGTTTCACGGGCAACTAGTGTGCTGATAAAAGTAATTAAATTTCTTTCAATAGTGAAACTTGCACCTTGAAAATAATAGATAAGACTTTGTTGAAATTCTTCGAGAATAACCTTGCGTTGATTGCTCAACGTGGTCATATAATTGGCTGTTTGAAATGCCTTTTCTAATCGTTCGTCCACAGTAACCTCCAGAGCTTTTACTATACAGTATAGTAATTAGCTTGTCAAGAGATTTGAAGTTACATTCCTGACTGCGATGCGGTAGGTCCAGTGACTGATACGTTTGCACCAGATGGTCGATATTGGCTTACTACACTGTTTAGTGTACCGTCAACGTTTTCGTCATCAATTGGATCTCCAGAGTCAAGATCTTGGAATTGAATAGTTAAAATTAACTGTGTTGATCCCGCATCTCTACGGGCATAGATGTAATATCTATTTTCTGCATATGAACCCGATGGAGCATTTTTTTGACCTACTAGTTGATCAGATGTTGTAAGATCGAACCAGCCGGCCGACGAGCCTATAGCACTTGATCCAGAGTATGTTGTTTGAGTGTAATCCATAACAAACTCACCTATTTGAGTAAACATTGTGTCCCAGGTTGTATTCTTGCTGCTAGAAGTTCCGCCTGATCTATTGGCAGATATACGAATTTTGCCGCCGGCATTAAAGAAATATCGCATATTATCAGCAGTATTTGTTAATGTTACAGTATGAGTAAGTGTTCCGTTCCAGGCGGTTGATCGAGATCCAGTGATTAGTGCCTCACTAGAGAACTGAGCAGCTCCGATTGAAAATTTATCTGAAGTTATAGTGTTTGAAAATAAATTAAATTGATTACGTAATGCTTCAGTAATTGAAATCCCACTTGCCGGTAGTAATAAGTTTGCTCCGTCTGTTGCACTGCTAGTACCTACTGAAACCCCTGTTTGGTGTTGTCGAGCTTTTACCATGTCATTACGCAATGCAACCCACTGTGCTGCTGAAATCACTGACCCTGCAGTTACTGCTGGAGAGGTAATAGTCTGACCGTACCCGGTTTGACCTGATCCTGGACCAAAGACTAAATCTACTTTAGCTTTAATAGTATCATAGTCTGCTTTTTCAATTAATGAGCCTACACCTGCTGACATGTTCTATCCTTATAATACCAGTGCTTCAACTAGTTTAATACCAGTATCATCACTGTTTTCTAATGCTATTGCAAATACATCATTTGAGTGATGAACTCCTACACTAGCACATCCATTGTTTGCTGCAATTAGACTGTCACCTTTGCGAACAGCACCAATTACTCTTACAGGAACACGCCCCTTAAGTGCAATGTATGTTCCGCCTTCTAATTCACTATTCATCATATATGCCGGATTAGCAGAAACGACACCAATTGCACGTTTACCCCATGTACTTGCTGTTACTTCTTGTTCGCCGCCAATGACAACGACTGTGCCAGTTTCATACGATGCATCTGCAAGATATTTCTCAGCCAAGTCAGCATATCTAGCTTGTGAGGCAATACCCTGGAATATGTTTGCTGTTAAATCCCCGTTGTTATCTCTAGCTGCAACCGTATGCACACCTGCCGCGGCAGTTGCTGTACGATAAATTCCGCCCACATTAAGAGAATCTGCTTGGGTAGCCGGACCGTTAAATGACGTTGCATATACCGTTGCATATTTAAAACTGGCAGAGCCAATATTAGATACACTATCAGCACCAGGTAAAATATTATTTCCGCTTAACGTTAATGGAGTTCTAACAGAACCAGATGTAGTTTGAAATGACATTAACGCAGTAGCTGATTTAAATACAGGATTACTACTAACAGTGTTAATGGTTAGGGTATCTGTCAATGCACCAGTAGTACCGCCTACAGTTAATCCGTAGTTGTTAAATCCAACGGCACCGGTAGCTGCTGAAAAATCAAAATCAAGAATACCAATAAAATCATCAGCAAGATAGCCGCCTAGCCTAAGAGCATTAGTTGCTGTTCCGTGAAATACTTCAGTCAATGAGGTTGTTACTCCATCCTCATTGTTAGTGTCTGCCAAAGTAATACCAGCTTTGATAATTCCAAAGCCTGTAATGCTATTGCCTGGAACTGCACTATCTATTACAAATGATTCTTTTGAAATAATATAGATAGTAGTGTCGTCAACAATTGCTTGAATAATTGGCATTAATGCGCCGCCGGTGCCAGCCGTAGCTTTAACACTGCGAGATTTCATCTGTGTAGTGCCGCTGCCTGTTACACCCTGCGGGCCAACTAGGATAAATTCAGTACCAGAAAATGCGTATAATTGGTCGTTAGTGTTATCCCACCAAAAATCACCTTCAGTTAATGACGTGGGAGCAGTACCGCCAATTTCTGCGCCGCCTGTTGTACGCCAGTTATTACCGTCATAAAATTTTAATTTTTTAAGGGCGCTATCAAACCAAATTTGGCCAGATATCTTACGCTGTGGGCCGTTAGGGCCTGCACTAGAAAAGTGTTCCAATAAATGTAGGAAATTTTCGTTTTGAACTTCACCGTAGCCAGCGTAATTTTTGCCGATAAGTTTAATATCGAGCGTATTATCGATGGTACCGTCTTCAACGACGGTTAGTGTTGTTCCATTATATCTATCAATGCTATACGACATTCGATCTACCCCTTAACTATTAGTATTTAGTTTAAAATTCAATTTAAATCTACCCATGCGCCTGCTGCGTATGCTTGAATTTTATCTGTTGTTGTATTATAAATTAGCTCGCCGTTATTTCCGCTGGTCATAGACCTTGCATCACGATCAGCGGTTGTGTATTTTGGAAGCTGTAATTGTGTGGATGCTCTAAACCCGCCTGTTACATCTAGTGTATATGCAGGATTATTGTTGAAAACACCAACTTTACTGTCCTGACTGTTTACCAGTAATGCATCTACAATAGTACCAGATGAATTCTTAACTTTAAGTAAAAAATTCTGAATAATTCCAGTTATTCCATTACATACTATTTGGAATGAGTCAGGAGTAACTCTAAAATCAGTTTCAGAATAAGCACCTAATTTAAGTGGTTGATCGTTCTGGATTGATAGGGTGCCGAACCCGGTATCAAGATCAGTTGAAATAGTTGAATTCCCAAGAGTTGAAACAAAACTACTTGCTGGTTTAAGTACGTTTCCGTCTCGTAATGCATCAGCGGCAGAAGAAGTAACACGGAATTTTTGACCTGATAATGTACTTTGATTAAATCCTGGACCAATTTCTCCAGTAAATCCTCCTAGACCAGGAGTGCCATCACGAGGGGTAAATGGTATAGGGTCTTTGCTGAATATACCAAGTAATGTTTGAGCAACCCACAGTTTAACAATTACTCTAGGAGCATTGTTAGTGTCGTATATAGTGTCAACTTCAAACCCAGATAGTCCTTGACTAGATTTGTATATTGGGCCTGCTAATACCCTATTACTGCCGGTATAAAAGTGTAATTGATTCTCAGCACTATCAATCCAGAAGTCTCCTTGAATAGCCGTTGACGGAGCAGTGCCCGAAACTACAGGACCACTACCGTTCTTAAAGCCAAGCCCGTCATATACTTTTAATCTGTTTTCACTAGTGTCAAACCATAGTTGTCCAGCTAATGGATTATTGGGTTGGCTGGTATTAGCAAAATTTTCAAGTATCTTTACAAAGTTTTCATTAATGAATTTTCCGTATCCGGATACATTTTTACCAATGAGGGTAATATCTGTTGCTGTTTGGTCTATTGCACTGTCAATAACTTCAGTGATTAGCGACCCATCAGTTTTGTTAATCTTATAAGTCATTATATAATCCTGCCAGTAAAGATAATGTAGTTAATTGTTAAGTACGGATTCATTGTATTAAATGGAACTGCTAACGAACCTGAAGTTTGTATAGGGCCGCTGTTGGTTAAGTACTGTCCTGCTGCGGCAGCAGTTGCTCCTAAGCCGCCGGCTGCATCTGTATCGTCAGGAGCGCCGGGCGTATTTCTAAATGCATAGTATTGTCCGCCGGCATTTCCTTGCAGATTATGTCTGTGTTGTGGGAGATTATTTACAATTAATGTTTTATCTTCAGCACCATTAGACATACCAACTGTGTCAGCAGTAACCGAAGTAACTCTATCGGCTGCTGGATCAATTGTTGAATTAGACGTTAGGCCATCCGGTAATAAAGGAACAACAGTGCCGTTGTTCATACTGTCTTTACCTAGTGGAAATCTTCCTCTTAGGTCGGGTACTGCAAATGTTGAAACTCCCACTATATCTACTAACGGCTTATATATGTAGCTAATTGCTGCAAATAATTCTGGATATGAAGAAATTAATTGCTCACTACCGTCGCATAACAAATATCCATTAGGAACAGTGTTGCCGGCAAATGGTAGTATTGCTCCTGCTGGTACTGTTGCCACGTTTGATAAAAATGTTTGTTTGTTAGTTTTTCTTAAACCTGTTCCAATTCTGTTAATAATAAGTTCATCAGTAGCAGTTGAGTCAATTACTGATGTTTTAGTATTAATAAAGTCCGAGCTAAGAACTGTTGTAAATGTTGCAACGCCGCCTACTTGAGCTCCAGTAAAGCTAATAGCATTACTAGTCATATCACCTTGCAATTGAAACACGGTCGGACTAGTTAGTCTAGATGCGGTACCAGTTACTGATCCTGAAAGTTGTCCAACAAATGTTCCGTTAAATGTAGTTGCATTGATTGTAGGTGCAGTTATTGCTCCAGATGATGCAATTACTCCAGTAACAGTTAGTGCTCCAGTAGATGCAGTGCCTGCAACTACTATATTTTGTCCTACTTGTAGATTTTTTGTAACAGCTACACCGCCTGCAGTTTGTAAACTGCCAGTAATTAAGTTGGTAGAGTTAGCAGTGCCGGCAATCAATATACTATCGCTTGCTGTAATTTTTCCAGTTACCTGTAATGACTCTGTTGGATTTGAGTTGTTGATTCCAACTTTTGATCCAGAAACTGTAATAACATCTTTGTCTGCGCCAGCTTCTTTAACTCTAATAAAAATACTCGAACCTTCGATCTTATTATATAAGATAGATTCTCCTACTTGACTAGTAGTAATAGATGTTGCCAAATCTGATCCTACTGTAATTCCTAAATTATTTCTTATACTCAAACCATAATTAGTAACACTGGCAACATCACTTCTTAGAAAATTTGCAGCAGCAACTGAATTATTTCCCACTAACAAGCTATTGGCAGTTTCAGCTATTCCCCATAATTTATTAAGTACAGTTCCGTCACCGTCAAAATCTTTAGTAGAAATGTTGATACCTTGCTTAATTGTTGCAAATCCCTGAATAGTTGTTTTTGGAGTAAATGCATCTTTACTAATAATTGCTACAATTTCGTCAGCTACTACTAATGTAATCACAGTATGACCAATACCAATAGGTGCTGTGGTGTCAATTATTGTTTCAATTTTTGGACCTGTCTGGGTGCCTTCACTAAATTGAGGACCTACAAGAATCCAACTAGATCCTGACCACAAAGATAACTGCTGATTTGATGTGTCTACCCAAAGATCACCAAGGACTGCTGTATCAGCACCCGGAGCACTAATTGATTTTTTAACATTACCAGCAGCTACAAATCGTGTACCATCAAATACTTTTAATTGAGGCTGCGGTGGAACAGAATTAGATCCAGTGTCATACCACAGTTGTCCTTTAACTGCTAATGTTGGCACAGTAGGGCTAGCAAAATTTTCTAGTAAGTGTAGGAAATTTTCAGCAATATATTGAGAATAGCCAGTATAATTCTTTCCAACAAATGTCAAATTTGTTTGATCATTGAGGGTTTGATCATCAACAGTAAGAGGAATACGAGGATCAGTGCTTGCTGGATCAGTAAAATTGATAGTATATGACATTATGCAACCTCACTTAGCCCAGAAAGACTTTGTATACGTACTGTATAGTCAACTTGTATCAAACGATTTAAACTCTTTTGTACAGGATGAAAAATAACATGTGTTAATAGTTTGCCCGCGCCTGATGGACTATATGATCGCAATCCTAATTCATCAAACACAAAGTCTGCATTATTGTTAGTTGTATTGTCAAATGCATCTTGACCTTGTGGCTCGCCGTAGTCAAGCAAACAGGTAATAAACACATCAGTATAGTTTGTGCCCGTTACATGTCGAGTTTCGATCTTGTTTCTTACAGGATCTAAATTGGTCACTGAGCGATCATCTATTACTTTGCTGTAGGTTTCACTGTATAATGTAGCACTTGTACCTGTTGAATTTGGCGTTAAGTAGGTAATAATGCCTGTAGGGTCTACAGTTGTGCCACCGTTGCCAAAGGCAATTTCATAGATAAATCCTTGCCCAGCGTTAGCAATACTCTCTGCCAACGCAACGCTCATATTTTCGTAGTGTATAGCATTACGTTTATTAATGAAAACCTCTTGGGTTTTAGGGTCATAAATTTTAATATGTCCCTCTATGTGAATTCCTGATAAGTCTTTACCTTGCATATTGATCTCTCATTGTTTATTATTTATCGTGGCCAAACAGTTGTGTTTTCCTTCAAGAAATTAGCAATCTTATTATTAGATCTTGCTAAACTCTTACCTGGATCGTTCCACAATGTTAACTCTTTCTTGACAATAACCACCTTAGTGCCTTCGGCAGCAGCAGTTGTTAATGTAATTCCGTTAGTAGTTCCGTCTACACTAAACTCTGCAGGGAATGTGCTGTCGCCTTCGTCGCTGTAAGGATAACCATTTGTTTCTTCAAACAAATCGTAATCTACTTTTTTCAACTTGTATCCATTGACAAAAACGTCAACTTCGTTTTCATTGGCAGGAATGTACTGTAAGGTACCTAAGTTTGTAGTAACTCCATTGCTAATAATAGTATCGATAATAATTTTATCAGTATATGGGATTGTTTCTGTAGGGCCAATATCTTGCACTGATTGTCCTGCTAGATGTACTAGCGGAGTTCCTGTTCCTAATGTGCCTCGGCGTAATTGTCCTAGTACATTGCCAACTTTAGTAAAGTACTCAATACGTTCCCCGTTAATCTCAATAATACCCGGCAAGTTTAATGCTGGATTAGGTAACGAGAATACTGATCCGTCTGCTACTGTAATTTCAATATCTGATTGTGTTAGATTACTTGCTAGTACAGATGCTTTTTCTGCACGTAAACGTTTGTAATGTACACGATTTAGCATATCTTTAAATTGCATGAAACCAAATGTACTACGAACCGTTTGATCAGAGAACAACATTACCTGTACTACATCAGTAGACTCTAAAGATTCTTTTAATCTAACAGTAATCCGATCATCATCAACAGCATAATCAACACTGTGCGTTAATAGTGTGCCATTTTTAATAATCCAAACAAAATCGTCAGACACTGCGGAACGACGTAGTGTAAAATATCCACCTAACTTATTTGTAAATTCATAGTAATCAGTTGTACCAGGAGTTAGTGTAGTTGACGGAATCATTATATCAGTAGTTCTGTCTATATCTAATAACATGTGATTGTAGAATGAAATTATTTCAATGTTAGTACTTGCTGGATATACTGTAGAAAACTCAATAGTTCCTGCATCAGTTATTGCATAATCAAAATCTACGTTAATTACCACTGCTAACTTAGCACCCTCTATGTATGACGATTGAGAAAGCTCAATTGTGATTCCTAATAAATCAACAATATATCCCACTCCAGGTGTTAGTGCATTAGAATCAGAGTATACTCGAATATCATTAGAGCTAATCGAATAAGTAGCAAATTTATGTGCAGGAATTGTATAAGATAACACATCATCGGCCATAGTAAAGTATATTACAGTCGACGGACGTAATATTTCTTGACCTTTACGTACAATAACATTTGTTTCGTAAGGTTGTAACTTGTTTCCTGGTAATACTTCAGAATTTAAATTATCTAAATTGTAAATTGTAGCAGTTCCATTAGTAGTGATCATCTGACTCTTTACTACACTAGCAGTTTGCACAGTAGTTCCACTATCTATCATATAGTTAATAAGTGAGTCAGCTTCAACTGATGAACTAAATCGTATAGCAACTCTATCAGGACTGTCATATGTATTATCAGTTCTAAATAATTCATACGTGGGTACAATGCCATTAACTAATACCGTCGAAGTTAGTTCACCTTCGATCCACGGAGCGCGGGTAACATATTCAGTAGTAGTACCGTCAGCAATGAAATGGTCCAAATCTAATATGTTTTCACTATTAAAGCCTACGCTAATTATGCTAACTATAGAATCAACCAACGGCGCAGTGTCAAATATTACTGAGTTTGATGCCCAATCAATAGTATATGCAGTTTGTTCAATTATTGCGTTTCCAACTTTAACAATTACTGCTCGATCAGTGGCAAAATATTGACCTATAATAAATGTATCAGTAACACCATTGCCTACATAGTTTTTAAATAAGATGTTTGGGGCACCACCTTCTGGCCTATGATATACTTTAATAGCTAGTGCATCTGTTATATGGCCAGGAACAATCTCTTCTGGAGCATGACTAGTTGCAGGTGTAACAAAATCGTCGCCGTCAATGTTAATATCTGCCGGAGCGTATCCGGTTGCCGTTGTTAGTACTGAGCCGTTGAAAGCGCCACCTTGTAATTGTGTATCATAATCATTAGGTCTCGGAAGGATACTTCCGTCACTAGTACTCTTACGGAATATAACTTTGTCCTTATCGTTAATAGTTAAATTAGCACTAGGTAATGTAAATATTTCTGTTGTTCCGTCTCCGGGAATAGAAATCATTATTGCATCAGCATTAACGATTGTACCCTTTTCCCATTCAGAAGCCAAGAATGTTACAGACGAAGTTGCTACGTTAGACACATAATAATAGTCTTCATAAACTACTCGTGTTCCTACAATATATGCATATCCGCTTACCCAGTCGGGTGTACCATAATATAAATCATCAAGTCTAGTAGGAGCACCGTATGTGTATCCATATACAGTTCCGCCGGTGCCTAATACAACAGCCCTATCTAATGTTATTGAAAAAGTATCTTCAGAAATTACTTGACGAATTCGATATGTGCCAATGTAGTTTCCAGCTGTCACTCCTGCTATAGTAATAAACATATCAGCTGTAAATCCGTGTGGAGTAGCTGTAGTAATCCAAACAGACGTATCACTTAATGCAGATTCAGTTGCTGAACTAATATTAACAGTTGCAGTTGGGTTGTATCTAGAAATATAAACATTTAATAATTCTCCAACATTAGGAGCATAATTTAAATCATATGTATAGTCTCCTGCTCCTGCTGTGAATATTCTATCGTCATACGTTGGATCAAACCCGTCCCACTCATCCGTAAACCACGGAAGGGCGTCCCAACCACCAGTTGCTCCAAACCCGAGCCCTTGTAGTTGTACACCGTTATAGTCAATCCCGTTCATTAGTTGAGCTAGATCTTTACCTAACATTCCACTCGTTGGCTCGTAGAAGAAATTAATTCTGTCAGCTGCCGACATATGCTCAAAGTTTTTCTCATAGGTAATTCTAATTGTTTCTCCCACGGTAGGTGCAGTATCTAATGTTAACAATCCAGAATAACTTGTATATCCTTTGCTGGTAGATTTTTTAGTCGATAACGTATATTCGCCACGTAAAATATCAATGCCAGTAACTCCGGGGGTGTCAGGATTTATTCCTGACGGGTATAACTTAATAGAGGCTGATCCTATTTCTATTCTTGGACTCCACTTTAACGCAAATTGTACACGTGAACCTGTGCCAAGTAATGTTTCAGTCTCAGTTTTTTCACTAATATAATAGTCTCTAGTTATTCTATCAAACTTAATAGCAATCTTATTTGCTCTAACTACTTCACTTTCAATAATTGCAATTGCAGTTGCTGCGGTGCCTGTCTCAGATAGTCCGCCATCTAGTGTAATAGTAGGTGCTTTAAGATAACGTGTACCCCCAGATATTAAATCAATCCTATTAACTTTGCCATTGGAAATATATGCTTTTGCAGATGCTCCTGTGCCAAATCCGCCTTCTATTTTAACTACCGGTTGATTAATATATCCATTGCCGCCGTTAAATATTTCTACAGACTGAATAGTAAATCCCACATGATCATTCCAGTGCTTCCACGGATATGTTAAAATGTCGCTTGATGATGCATCAATAGTGCCATTATTAGTAACTGTTACATTCATAGGGGTAACTGTTAGATTTTCAGTAACTAACGGAATTAAGTCAAAATCAGTTGTTGATTGTCTAGCATAATCTGTTTTATTATAAGAGCTAACATACTCTCTAATTTTTGTTCTATAAGGTTTTACTTCATTAATATAGTCTTCAAAATTAGACAAATTATCATTATTATATGTAACTTTTTCTTTTAACTCGCCTACATTATGAGTTGCTTTTACAAAGCTAGTCTTAAATGCCCAGTCAATAAAAATTTGCTCGTGCATTACATAACGCAGACTTGAAAAGAATAATTTTAAATACTCAACTCGAAGATCATCAACAAGAATTTTATCTTTAATAGAATTAATAATAATTCTCAATTCAGCTGCTGCATAATTATCATATAAAGAAGCATCAAATAATTGATTATCAAATCCTACAGATGAGTTAACAAATGTATAAATGCTACTTGCAAATTGTATAGTTCCGGCCTGTCTACCAACAACTTTATAATTTTGTGTATAATCGATTGTTGTTAAATTATTGTATTTTTCTAATAATAGCCAGCCCCCGCTACCAATATTTTTTACCTTAACTATACTGCCATTGTTTGCAGACAATGTTACAAGATAGTATGTATTGTCAACCAGATAATCAATTTTTGTAAACTGCGTATATCCTGTAGCATACCAATCAGCATAGTTCCAGAATTTTGTCACGTCATATGATTGGCTTCTTATACGATTCCAACTATTGTCTCTAGCAGTCCACTCATAGATACTCCATTTATCAAATGAACTAGTATCACTAGATACTAACACCGCATGAGGTCTTACTATTAACATAGTCTCGCTAAAATAGCCGCGGCCAGCGTTTTGTATAGTAACACTGACAATTCTACCAGCAGTATCTAATACTGGAAGTAGTACTGCTCCGATCCCCGAACTTACAATTTTAATAAGTGGGGGATTTTTGTATCCATATCCTGGATTATCTATCAATATATCAGTTATAATTCCATTTTCAGTTACCGCAGTTAGTGCTGCTTGAACTAATGATGCAGTTCCGATAAATCGTAACTCAGTGTCGAAGTCAATAACAGTGTCCCACAATCCCGAAACTGTCGACGGGGCAGGTTCAGATAACATTAGACCACTTATATCAAAGTCATCAACAATTAAATTTTCCATTAGTATAGCATTAACTCTTTCTATATATTGTTTTAATGCTTCAACTCTATTAACAAACATTCCCTGACGAGGTCTAAATTCTATTCCGTAACGATTTTTTACTGGAAGATTAGTATCAGGAATAACTCGATCGTTACTGTCTTTTCCAATTAAACTGTCTATCCATTTGTTTTCAATATTTTTAGGAATAGTTGTGTTCGGGTGTTCGCTTATAATTTTCCATTGACTGTGCATGTTAATGTCATGATTATCTATTAACCATGTCTGGAAGTTTAATACTATATCAGTACCTTCCAACAAATTAGCAAAATTGACTAAACTAAAACTATTTGCACCAGTGGGGGCAACACATGTGTATCCGTATCCTATAGGATCAGATATTAGACTAGATATCTTTTCTGCTGATATTGTTCTACTAACAGAATTAGGTGTTATTTTTTTATTCTTGACCCAGAAATAATATGTAGGAATTAATTTTTGACCAACAGTATCATATTTGTTTTTAATACTGTAGACAGTATCTCCATAAAGACTCGTACCGCTTATACCTGCGGCCAGGCCTTTAGTAGTATCAGCTAACTTGTCCCATTCGCTTGGTAGATATTTTGTTTCGACCCATTCGTAAATGTCAATGCTGGCAGTTTTATATAACTTGTTCCATGTAGTTGATCTATATACTACTTCACCGCCTTGATTGTCCATAAACTTAGCACGAGTTAAATTCCACCATAACATGCCTACTTGAGCAGTAGTCCAATTTAAACCGCTATCAACGTTAACTGAACTAGTGCCTACAGAGTAAGTTGCTGGGTCAAAATATGTCTTGTATCGAATTTCTTGATCGGCCAATCCAGGAATTTTTCCCTGTATTGGGTCAACTACGTCAAGGTATGATACAATAGTATTAGTTATTTTATTATATAGATATGCTTTTTTAACACTAGAGATATTTGGTCTCGGCTGTTCATACACTTTTAAAGTCCACGATTTTAACAACGGTGGTTTAACATATGAGAATACTGCTCCGGCAGAGCTGTTAAAATTAGGCGCTCCAACTAAAATTGTATTATTACCTGCAGTGATTGATGCTCCGTAACTGACAGCAGTTGAGGTAACGCTTTCACCGTATAGAAATTTAGTACCGTAAAGATCATAAATGTCAACTCGACTATCACCTGTAGCAAATACTACTAATGTAGTATCGTTGTTAGTAAACTGTACCGTTGTGCCAAATTGGTCGCCTATATCTTTAGTTAAACTTGTAATTGTTTGATACGGTGTGCTAGTATTGTCAGTATCGTATATGTAGACCGTGCCAATGTCACTACCAATGGCAATGTACTGAGAAGATTGAGCTATTGAAATACTTTCACCAAATCTGTCACTTGTTGCAGTGCCGGTAAATGTAGTCGACAATACATAGTTGCCCAACGTTAGAGTATATAATTTTACTTGACCTTTATCTGAAACAGCACTTGGTACCGCTGCGGCAAACATGTTACCTGTTGCAGATATTGTAATATTTTCAACATCCGTTATTACTAACGGATTTACATAATTAGACCAACTACTTGTTCCGGTAGCTTGATAAAAATATACAGCATCGGTTGCTGATACTGCTAGTATATAAGTATTATCTAATTTAGCAAATGCTAACTTAGTTCCAAACAATTCATCAGCACTTGCATTCTGACTTATAATAGAATTAACAAAAGTATATCTATTACCTGCTGCTTTGTAATACAAAGAAACATAACCTTGATTGGCATATCCGCTACTGTCAACATTACTTGCAGACGGGGACGCAATAGCTAACCACTTACCGTCTGCTGACAATGCAGTTTCAGCGCCAAATTCTTGACCGGCAACATCAGCTATAGACGGGTCAATTACGAGTGAATGAGTTTGAATCCATTTATATAATTGCGTAGTATTAGCATTGTATGTCGCTGAAATGTTCTGTCTTTCTAATATAATTACCTGGTCAGCATCTGTAACAACTGCGGTGGTACCAACTTGAGATACTGTTACTTTTTTACCAAAGTTTAATCCAGTAAGATCAGGAATAGTACTAAGATCTATATTAAAAGAATTATATACTGAGTTATTTTCATAAACTCCCCAAGTGCCGTTACCAGAATCTTTAGTCCATAGTAATTCATTAGGTTTAATACTAGTTGGCAAATTATCGTTTGCATTATCGATTGTATCAAACAAACAAGGAACAAACTGATACAATACTATTCCTGGTGGTTCTGGTAACGGTTCCCAACCTGTTGCTACTGTGCGAATAACAATCTTCCGCGGTGTTGAAGCGTCTGGCGTTCCGCCAACTCGTTCTATACCAACTGAGTACACTGTGTAAAATCCATCTTTTGGAATAGCAACATTTGTAAGACCTACTATGTCGCCAACAATTACGTTAGGGATTGTATTACAGGTAAGAACTACCTCTCCAAGTTTACTAGTAGAATTATAAAAGTATTCTGCTTTAGTTACAGTGAATAAACTTTGAGTAAATCTGTATACATTCCACTTTTCGCTAAAGCTATTTAATTTATTTTCAAATGCGCACCATACATAATCACCTTCAGTAAAGGTACTAATATCATTTTGTAATGCATCGGCTAATGTGTCAACACTTAGCAATACATCTTCATATCTAACAAATCCAGGAGTACGCAGATACTGTTTAGTGCCTGTTACTGACCATATATCGTTATTATATCCTAACGGTTTAATGTACACATCCAACGGACGTTGTCTGTAGATAAAATCAACTACTGTGGAATCAACAGTTGATACTAGCTCTACAGGTTGAGGATTTATTTTAAATTGTGATTCATCTAAAATAAATTCAGTTTCATTGAACGCAGTAACAGCGCCGTATGATCCCACACGGACTGCCCATTCTTCATTGAATGTCAAACTCTCTACGCCATCAGCACTTAGCACATCAAATAATTTATTGAGAACATTTTGTGTGCCTTTTTCAATAATCATACCTTGATAGAATTTATATTGACTCACATCGTCTTTGATAATATTTTCAAGGTACTGACGTTTCTGATATCCAATTAAATGCTGTGCAAATTTCTGTTGCTCTGCATCAAAATTATCAGTATCAAGGTCGTAGAAATCAGTAAACTGTTCTGATCGATAGTCCCAGTTAGCTGACATTTTTGCTGTAGGTTTTTCAGCAAGTAAGGACCAGTCTGCGGCATTGAACTTTTGTACACCTGGCAAAGTTGATAGTGCAGAATAATAAAATTCTTTATACTTTACAATGTCACCTAGTTTATAATCAGTCCATGGTGTCCAGTCATATATTCTAGCTTGATCAAAAATAAATCCTGGGATGTTAAAACCGCCCTTCCAACCTTGGCTGAGATATCCAATAACTTTAATACGTTCCTGACGATATCCGGGTTCAAGGTCATAGATAACATCATTAAACAATGTTCTATTGTCTAAGATCATCACATGTTCTTTTTGTATCAGATAAAATACAGCGCCATATATTCCATGGGTAGTACTTGTAGGAGTTAGTGAGAATGAATTCTCATCATCATTTCGATAGGTATTAGTAAACTCAGGTTCTAATTTTTGTCCGTCTACTCTAAATATCTTATATCCATAAAACGGATCTAGTAGATCGTTAACCACACTGTTATTAGTAGATAGAGTTATTCTATTTGCTGCTGGGCTTACAGAAAGTACTGCTCCGGCTCCCCAATTCTGAGTTGTCCAAAACATAAATTCTTTTACTGCGGTTTCCCAGTTGGTAATAGCTTTTAATGTAGTGTTAAAGTCATCAAATACAAATCCTTGATTTGATAGGTATGCGCCGTAGCCTTGCAAGAAATCTACTACTTCTTGGACAGTTGCTAACTTTGTTCCGTATCCTAAGGTCAATGTTAGGGTAGTATCCCATGACTTCCTAATGTTAGCATCACGGCCGCCGCTAACAGGCAATTCTGCAAGTCTAGAAAATAATGCAGCGTCAAACGTATCTGTAGAGGTATGTGTAACATTTACTCGATAATATCGATTACCGTAATAAACAATACCGCCGGCAACATAACGTTTACCAGCTGTCCATACAATATAACTTTCTGATATTCCGCCAACGTTGATAGTTCTAGCAGATTCTAACCACGGGTAGTAATTAAAATACGGTTGCTCGTTATAATATCCAGTGATTTCAAAACCATCAACATGTTTGGTAATAACTACTCCGCTGTATACTACTTTTTTAACTGCTGACGAGGTGTTTAAGAAAACAGTATAATTTTCTTCAGGAATAAAAATACTACCAGTACTAGTGGGACTCTTACTATCTAATAATAACTTAAATTTATTCTTTGCAGTAAATCCGCCTAACTTAACTCCGAGATTGTTAGTTAGTGTATCTAAATCAGTCTGGTACTGGCTAATCAACACGGTTGTATCATTAGTCAAATAGTCAATGATGTAGTTGATCAATCCCGATGTTGAAACTCGTTGGGTACTTGCAGAAGTTGATGGTAATACAATATCAGCAAGCCTAATACGTAAACCAGTTTCAGAATAGACTAATTGATTACTAAGATTGCGTACAATACGGCTTCTATCTAAACATGTTCCCAGAACTCGATTAGGTTGCATTAGTAATGCTGCTTGGATAATTGCAAAAGGATAATGTCCCGAGCGGCGCCATGCAGACTCAACTGGGCCAACGTCGCCGAATGTATAATAACCTTCTGCAGTTGGTTTAATGGGACCGTTTACAAAATTAGCGTTGACTGGGTCTTGCAAGTCGCCATTCTCGTCCACAGGCACTCCGTGAGCTAGGATAGACTTTGCAAATTTTTCCAAACGTCTAATAGGCTGGCCAGGTTCTCTAACTATACCTTGACGAAGGTCATCCCACATGATTAAATTGTCACTGGTGTAAGGTACTGGTCCGTAGACTTCTTGCCACCACGCTGGTGGTAGACTAAATCCTAAACATTCCCATGGGTGTGTATGTGGGCGGTCAGTATCTAATAACCAACGATATATACCTCTCCAGTACGCTGGAACAGGATATCCATTAGGGGAATAATTTCCGCGGTAGTTAAACGTAAATGGATCTAATCTGTTCCACCATTCAACGTTCTGTTTAGTAAAATCTTGTCCAACATTGCTGGTCCATTGATAAAAGAATGTGCCAAGGATAGCTTCGTATTCGTCTTTTGAATATACAGTTGGTCTATCATATCCTGGAATGTAATCATAGATATTAAATATATTAGGATTATATTGTACTTTGATATTGTTGAAAATACGCTTTTCTAATTCTAAGATTAGGTCATCGCGATAGTCGCCAAATGCAATAGTTATACTACCATCGTGTCCTTGAATAACTTCCGTTGGTTCAGCATAGGTAGTGTCTACAAATTTTGAAGGAACAAACTTAGGATATAGGCCTAGTTTAGTAGGGGTAGCAGGACAGAATGACCCGTCAGTACTTTCGTACTCTACTGCCATGATAATATCACCATCAGTAAGGTCAGTTAGTATTTCAAAGAATACATCTGTACCAAATATGTAATCTTGGCCTTCTACTAACTGCACATCATTTAGGTAAAGATTGACTGCTTTATTTGATAGGGCAGTTAAATTAAATGCCGTGTTTAATGGATATATTTTTGTACGAGCATCAAGTACTGTATATTCAAATATATTAGACGCGGCATATCCAAACATATCTGATAGGTAGTAAGGACGTGATGTAGATTTATCTTTTGCTAATTCTGCTAGTACATAGTCAACATGGCGTCTTGGATCTGTGTCGATTCCTGAACTAGTTGCTGTTACAATAAAGGCTCTTTTAAATTTACTGTAATCATCTCGTGCTTGTGCTAGTGCCTTAAACACATTTGCAGTTGGAGTGCCGAGGTGGTATAAACTTAAATTTACAGGGCCGGCATGTTGAATAAATCGTGTACCATAGGGTGTAACATTTCCTATATCTCGCAAATTGCTAGTGCCAGGATAAGTGCCAACAAACGTAGTAATATTATCAATTATAGTATCAACATGATCAATTACTTGGCCTAATGTAAATTCTGATAAATTATTGTTTAACGGATTGTTTTGTAAATTAACTGGAATTTCATAATATCCATTGTTATTTTTTTGTTGTGCAGAAAAACATTTTAATGTAACTACATCGGTCAGTGCAACATTAGTTTCTAGTAATATATATTTTCTAACACTATTTTCAGTAATAGTATAATTAGACCTAGGCTGTCTCTTCCCGTTAATATATACTCTAACTTCTAAATCAGCTAGATTATCTACACTTGAATATACGTCAACTGGAAAATTATTAACTAGTCCACTTTCTTTAAAAGTTCTAATAATAGGCTGTAAATTTGATATTAGTGTAGTCTTCCATCCGTTAACATACTCGAAAGTAGTTAACCCCGAAATTGATTTTAAAAATCCAACATCAGTAGTCTGTGTAATAATATCAACTACATTTTTATATTTAAAAGTATCAGACAGCAGATTAAACTCAAAAGCAATGTCACCGATATTGTTTATATTTTGATAGGATAATGGAAATCCTAATTCGGTATCATTTGATCCGGTCCCTACTTTATACGAAAATAATTTAGTACCTGCAAATGTTGTACCGTCATAGTCTAATGCGTTTCCGTAGCTGTCGCGGTCGGCGGCAAATACGTCAAACAATGGAGGTTGGTTGACTAATGTTTTCGTCTGGCCAATTTTCCATGTAGTTCCGGTGTACCAGTACATTAGTCCTTGATTTATAATTCCTTGCTCTACTAATACAGTTTCATTTACTAATGGAATACTGTCATCAGCTTCAACTAAATTAATTTGTTTACGATATCCGGAAAACACTTCTAATTTGTGTACGTCCGATCCTGTTGCGAATATATCAGCAACTACTGTTAAATTCTTGTCAGTGTATAATTTTATTTGTGTAGTATTAAGTACGAGCACATAGTAGGCTTTTCTGTTGATCAACCCAGAAATATCTATATTACCATTATTGAGATATAATATTTGATTGCCAGTTGTTAAACCGTGACCTATGGCATTCGTCAATGTATCGGTTTCTATTGTAATAATATTAGTATCTGGATCAATCCCAGGCAGGGCATAAAAACCAATCTGGCGGCCAGGTACTGTGACATTTACAAAGTTAATATTAAAGATTCGATCTTTAACTAGGGAGTCAGTATCTGCTGTAAACAGTATTCGCATTCCTGCAGCAAGGTCTACACCGTCAACATTATATCCTAATTGCCCTTCAACAGTTGAGAATACATCTGTAGTAAATGTATCAACTAATGTAACATTGGCCTTTGCTTGATGACCAAAATTAAATAATTTTAGTCCAGCATCAAATTCAATAATAGGACGAATTGCTCGAGCTGATTGATCAAGAGAGGGAACTTGATCAGCAGCATTGGCGGCTGCTATAATTACATCTTGATGGAACCAACGGTTGTATCGACTCCACGGATTTCTATCTGGAGTACCTCGAGCAACTAATATGTAGTCTTTATATTGTGGGAACGAAGTGGCAGTACTGAATGGGCTTTGGTCAAAAGGCTCATCGTCAAATAATAGTGCCCTTTCTTGAGAATATGTACTGATAATTTCCAAATCAGTTTCTGCAACTAATCGAATTGCAGTGCCCACTCCCTCTACATACCAATAGCCTGTTGCATAGTTTATAGGAAAAATGTTGCCTTCAAATTTTAACTTCATACCGTTTGACAACGGAATACCGTTACTCATAGTATATGATTTCTTACCTAAAATATCAGCATCAACATTTAAGTATGTGTTTTCATCAATATCCAATACATGGAATACTCCGCCAGTATCAACACTGTTTTCACTAACATAGTATAATACATCAGGCGAATTAACTCCTACAGTAAAAGTTATTGTGCCCAACTCGACCGCAGAATTAGAAACTCCAATTGTATATCTATCTAGAGCACCTGCTACTCTAGCAGTTTTAATACTGAACGGATTTCCTGGCGAGTTGATAACAAATGTATATGTTTGCCCTCTATACAAAGTTAGGGTAGGATTGCGAGTTAGTCCATCGGGTGAGAATAAAAATGCATAATTATCTGATTCATCAACTGCGTCAACTGTATATGTACTTTCTATAGCCAGTTGTTGTCCGGTAATTTCAATAGGTGCTGGGCCGTACGGTAACCAGTAGTATTGTTGATAATTAACAAATTTATCCCAGTTAATATGCGGGTCCCACGAGTATGATTCTTGACTGTTTATTCTTTCATGGTTTAAAACATTGCCACCGAGTACATCAACATGATTTATATGATCAATATAGTCTTTGTAAAAATTAGTATTTCCTAGATAGTCTTGAATAACTGCTGCTGGCTCTAATTGATAATTTTGTCGAGTAGTATCAGCAGCCTTTACAAAAATGTCAGCTGATGTTATTGCTTTGGCCGTTTGTCGTCCAATGTATCCGTTAACTTTTTTAACTGCTCCGGGCTGCGTTAGTTGATCTAAAGTTGCTTGTAAAAACTTTTTATTACTATCTGTTCTAAAAAATCTTGGCAATAAATTTGCCGAATCTCTGTTGTCAGCATTTGACAACGGTAGGCCTGATTCGTTTTGATCGTTATTTGCCATTAGTAACTCCCACTAGTAATAGACTGTGTACTTAAAGTAGATGATGTTATAGTTATTGCTCCAGCACTGTTAATTTTACTAGCAGTCACAGCTGATATAATTTCAAGGTTGTCAATGGTTGCACCGTTAATAAAAATTTGATCTTTTTCTGATCTTATTTCATATAGACCACCAAACGATAACGCAGTGTCTTTAGGTACTATTAAAAAAGTTACAATGTTAGGAGTTAATTTGCTCATTATATAAGATGAAAGTTCACTGAAATAAAAGCTGTCGCCAAAGTCCCAGTTTTCAAGCGAAAAGAATTCATTAATTGCCGACAATACTCTCGATTTAATATCGTTATCACTAATAACAACTTCTGCATTTTTTACAATCTTAAATGTTGCCTGTACATCTGAAGACGCTTTTTCGCCAAATAATACTTTATATTTCACTGGATGGTAAATTAATTCATCACTAATTGATTTAATCTTATTAAGGTCTGCGGCCAACAGTGTATACAAATAATCAGTGCTAGGAGGCAGTGGCTCGGCGGCAATTGTTCCTGCTAACCACTGACGATAAGTTTTATCATATTGTTTAGTTAGTATAAATGTATCAATAATATTAGTCAATCCTGGATCTATACGAGACTCGTAATCTGCATTATGAATATATTGAAACTTGATATCTCTGCGACCAATATATACTTTATAATTTAACGATGATGTAAACTGTGGAGAACTATCTCTATTAAATTGTTTAACAGCACCTACATCTTTAAAATAAAAGTATTGCCCTGTTGAGAATGCCGATGTATTAGTCGGTTGTGTATCTAGAATTGTAACAGTACTATTACTATTATCAAATAATTTATAGTCTTCTTGTCCTTGGGCAATAATATATCTTTCAAGTATTACATATTTTTTATTGTCTGGAGAATTAACTATGTCTACAATTTCTTCAAACAGGCTAGGATTATCAACTACACTGTCGTCGTCAGTGTCACTAAATGTAACTTGAATTTTCTTCGTATCAACATAGCCGTCGAGACCAGTATACTCTTCGGTAATTTCCCAATCACGGTCAAAGGTAAATGAATTAATAAAACTTGGAGGTGCAGTATTAATACCTAGCACTTTGATTTTATCTTTTACAACAGTATTAGTCCTAGTATCATAAATTTTATCACTAGCATCAAAGAAGAATCGAATCTGAGCATCACTTTCAAAAATATATCTGATCAATCTCGATGTCACTGTGTAAAACTCAGTATCAGTAGTAAACAATATTAACCAACTAGAATCTTTTTGTTGATTTGAGTTGTTTCCTTGATTAGCAGTACTGAAATCATCTAAAGTATTTAAATTTACTTCGAATACAATTTTCCAAGTGGCTGTTTCAATATCATATCGCAATCCGAACGGTTTATTTGAAAACATTAAATCTACCATAGTAGCAATAGTAGTTGTATTGATTGAAGATTTCCATGCTGGGATAAGTTCTGATAACACTGCACCTGTCGGGATAATATCATTTAACACAACAGTGCCCGAACCGTCAATTAGTGTTCCGTCTCCGCCACTAGTTCCGTCTCCAACAACAGATATTACTTTTGCCCATAAGATGGTAGTTGAATTTGCTATCGCTGCAGAACCTAACACTATTGCATTATCATTAGTTTTATCAAAATAGTATCCGGCTGGCGCTGTAAATTTTAATAGTGCGCCAGGGGTTACAAATCTTAAATTAGTATTTGTATATGAACCTAACTGGTAAGGCGCAGCAAGTTCTCCAATATATCCAGTTGTTTGATTAGTATCTACTGTATTACTGTACCACCTAACATCTAGCGAATCAGTAGCGATTCTAAAGAATTTTGAATAATAAAAATCACGCAATTGAGTTGTTTTTAAAGTTTCATATATTTGATTATAAATTACTGCTTCAATATCTGTACGAGTTGCATATGTGAATCTAAAACTAGTGGTATATTCTTCTTTGTATACTGCGCCGTCATCTCCAAATAAGTTTGTTTTACTATACTTGCCAGTTGGATCAACTAGATCAAAGTATCTACTAATACCGCTTGCGCTTCTGTTAACTGCTTTAACTTTAACAACATCTTGATTAACACCTAAGGGACTTAGGTTATAATCTTCAGCAGTTATCATTCTATTTTGAGTATAATAAGTAGCAGGGGCATTATTTTTAATGCTAGTATTTGATTCAGCTTCTGCTGAATTACCAACCGATGTTTGTAAACCTAGCGTTAATGTTAAAGTTTCAGCTTGACCAACATTAGACACATAGGGAATTGAAATCCCTACATTTTTTACATCGCGAGGATTGATCGTGTAGCTAATGCCGTTGCTTGCACGATAGTAAACTCTAAATGTTCCACGAGGTAAGTTACCAAATGTGCCATCACTGAAAACTAAACTTACTCGATCATTAGATCGAGTAAGAACATTATAAATGTTTCTAATAGACTTATTCAAACTATTATAGATAATATTATTGCCTTCAAGGCTTGGGACTTTTGCCCAATATTCTGTCTCAACACTATTTTGATCTAAACGATATAACCATACATCGGTATTGTTAACATTGATTGCATCAAGGTCAACAGTTTCATTTGTTGCTGGCTGATCAATAGTAAATGTACCTTGATTTAATAGACCTTGTCTAAAATGTAGAAAGAACCCGCTGCTAGTACTGCCAGCACCTCTGCCGTCATTTCTATAGACAAATGCCATTCTATTACCGATGGCAGGCGGTTCTTCGTATATTTCTTCGCCACCTTTGAATGTAGTAGATACTACTTCAAAACTCATATTTCTGCCATCAATAGCTTTGGCAAAACTGAATACAGGAACGTTAGCATTAGATCCCTGGAAGCGATATTGCTCTGTAGCAATCCCGTATACATCAGCTTTATCGTCAGGATTTCCAAACTGGCGACTTGCAGGCAATGCTGCATTTATAACTTTAATAAATTGATCATACCAGTTGGAGTTAGCAGGATCGTTCCATCCGATAACTTGATTTGCTAGATTTCTGCCGTTAGAATCAACTACTGTTTGAGTGGTCTGTACCGCAGTAAATTTCAATAATCCAGAGCCTGCAATATTACGTTTTGAGTTGTAACTGAGCAAGCGGGCCAGGCGTAACACGCTGTCACGACGTTCTGCTAGTTCTAAAAAGTTTTCGCGGGCGTTTAAATCTGTGCGGAAACTGATGCTTTGACCAAGGAATGCAATTAGGTCAATTAGGGCCAAATACTCTGAGCTTTCAATGTAATCGTTAAAATCTTCCGGATAGTTTTCACGGATATAATTAATCATTACTCTGCGAAGATTTTCAAAGTCGTAGCTTTGGAAATCTGCATTACGAAACGTCTGGTATATACGTTTCCAATCTTCTGCTACCAGTAATCTATTTTGTCGATCAGTTGCTGACATACGCCCTTCCCAATTATTGAGTATTTAGCGTAGTTTATTATGTAGGAGTTTAATTCACAAGTCCGTTAGCTTGATCAAATTTCAGCTGTATAGACTCTTGTATGTAGTATGGCAGGTAGGTTAATCTACATTCGATCTGTAGGCCACTTTCATATTGTGTGATGATAACTTGGTCAGCTCGAACACGTGGATCATAGTTGATAATGTCCTCAACATTCTTTGCCACCAACTGTTTAAGTTCCTCAGTTAGTGGTTCAAATATCACATCCCAGATCACTGTGCCAAATGTTGGATCATTTAATTTTTCACCTTGTCTTATATGGAAATGGTTGAGAATATCCTGTTTGATCAGGGCAAGATCATACAGTGCAAAGCTGGTAGCATCTTCAGATATAGTACTAAACCCTTTATAGGTCTTGGTACCGGGAACATTCTGCTGAGTTCGATTACCTGGTAAAGTAATCTTTTCATATAGTTTAGGATTAGCTGACATAATAGTATTTAATCTCTTTATTCTTCATCAGGTTCTGCAGGAGAGAATTTAATAAAAGTATCTTCAATAGTTGTATATTGTTTCCATGCATCTGCAGGAGCGATCATTGTTTCTGAAAAATCTGACTGGTCTGATATTTGCTCTGCATCAGTATCTTCATATCTATCTTCTAGATCTCTGTCAGTTTCTTCTGGCTTGACTTTTAACGGATCTAAGTTTTCATGGTATGGATACGGCTCAAATGTTGGAATGCGGCGCATAATACTTGGAGGTATGACGTCTTCTACAAACTCTCCAGATTCATCTGACAGCTTATGTAATTTTAAACGTTGAGGTAATACTGCTTCAGTAGCATTAGCGGCAGTGGCTGCGGTAGATGCCGTAGGTCCGTTAAAATTAATGTTTCCGCCAGATATAGTAGTATTAGCTGCTTTAATTTCCATATTCCCTCCAGAAGTTTGAAAGTTGTGGCCGCCAATATTGAAGTCAAAATCTCCGCCTACTTTATGTTGATACGCACCGTCAAACACTTTATCTACATCTTGTAATACATGCTGTAAGTAGTTTTGATCGTATAATTTGTTTACATCTTGTTTCACATGATGTGTATAATTTTGCTCGTATGTTTTGTCAACATCTAACTTAACATGTATTTTTTGATTTCCGTCAACAATTAAAATTTGGTCTTCAATCACATGAGTATGTTTTTCACCGCGAACTTTAGTATTAAAATTGCGACCACATTCAATATTGATATCACGATCTGCATAAAAATTTAAATCGTTTTTACTATGTACACTGACACTGTCCTGTGCAAAAATGTCAATCTTGCCGTCACTGGTCAGTTCAATCCAAGTGGTACCTCTAGCATTGCCAATATAGATCAAATCTTCAGTATTGTGCATCAGGATTTGATGCCCTGTACGAGTTCTAAATCTCATCAACTCGTTGTGCAATAGTGTAGGATCACCGTCAGTTTCTTGATTTTCTACTCTAGCATATTCAGGGGGGCCTTCGCTTGCTGTTGTCTTACGTAAAAATTTATCGTCACCGTCGTCCATTACAAAGCTGCTGCCGCCGAGTCGACTAACAGCAACATTGTTAGTCCTGTACTCTCGCTTACCAGTGTCTCCAGTTTTTGCGCCGTCTTGTTTATCTAAAGGTCCGGGAGTTGAAATGCCAAAGACCATTGACGGAGTTTCTCTTCTAGCACTGCTTGATGTAATGCCTCGGATATCATCTTCTAACAATCCCTGATCGTCTAACACAATTTCTTGTGGTGTTGCAGGTTTTGTAATAGCAGTTGCGTCAAGTGTTTCAGCTCCAATAACACTGTTGAACTCAGCAACTGGCACACGCTCTTTATCAGTAACTTTAGTCTCGTCTACATTGTAATAGGTACTTGCATACCCGGGAGTCATAAAATTCTTTTTGTCATCGAGCACACAGCCCATCCAAAAGTAGCCTTCTCCTTTGACAAAAATAACCATTACAGTGGATCCTACATCGGGAGGTATCATCCACATGCCGTATGATTTTTGTGTGTTATTATAGTTGTCTTCAGCGTCACTAACAAAATCAACGCTGGTGATTCCCCAAAACGGGCTTAGGTATCTTGCCTGCTGTAATTGACCTTCAGCTGCTTCATCGTTACCACTTTCTCTATATAATTGCACCTCAAGGATGCCCATATAATTTTTGTCGTGATGACTAATAACTTTTGCTAGAAAGGGACCAGGGTCTGTTGTTTTTCCTGCATCAGCAACATTTCTTGTATCTTCACTCATAAGTTATTCTGCCAATTGCGGGCCGACTCCTGCATTATCTGTAGTTTGTTGTATCTCTTCTGGTGTGCGTATTTCGCCTTCTCCAGTTGCTCCAGTTGCTACTGCAGGTTTTACATTTTGTGTATCCTGTAAAAGTTTTACTGTACCACCTTCTGCTGCCGATGGGTTGCTTGATTGCCCTGCACGTCTGATTAATGTTAAAACTTGCGTAAATCTTCCACGAGCAAATGTGCTTTCAACTCTAGTAACTTGATATAGTCCACTAAACTGATTGATTAATTTTGTTGGTCCAAATGTATAAGCACCTTTGCTCATGTCAAGATCAATTGGAGTTCTAAAATCAACTGTTACATCAACTTCTCCTGTTTGATAATCAATACTATAGTCGGCTGTCATATTTTCATATTGAGACTTTGGAGCAGTATAATTACCCATACCGCTATCACCTAGATAATATGGATCGCCTAAAATAGTCAGTGTGGTATTAACCATGTCAAACGGATTGTTCAATACATTGTTTTGAAAATCCTTTGCTGCTCTAGTTTCAGGAGTGTCCTTGGCGCTGCTGCTGCTACCGGTGTTAGTAGTTACTGAATCGTATCGTACTTCTTTTGTTACTTCTCCCTCTATTGGTTTACTAGAACCAGCCGCTGGCGGCGCTGGTTGAGCTTCAACCGCAGGATTAGCTCCCGACGATTCTTTTGCTCTTTGTAGGCCAGCAGTGTTCTTTCCAGCATCTGCAGCCATAGCTGTATAAAATGCCGCTTTAAATTTAATGTCAAAATTTATTACATCTAAGTTTTTAGCTGTATAGATATAGTTGTACGCTTTAACTGCCTGTTTCTTTGCCTGTTTAACTTTAGGGTTGGCAGTATTTGGGGGCATAAAACTTGAAGCATCGATACCAAACGGTACTACTCGGTACACAATAAGTTTTGGTTGAACCCCAGTTGTGGCCATGTTGGCATCAGATGGAATTGTAAACACCTGGGCTTCTATTCGCCACCATGGTATTTTTCCAGTATCAGAAAGCTGTGTAGCTGTTAGTGCTTGACGACCATAGTCACTCATTAGTAAAACTTGATTTATAGCATTAGGAATGTCAGTACCTTGTGAAAATTTAAAAGTACCTTCGGTAGGGTCTATTGATATTTTTCCTCGAGTATATACTTTAGAGGTTTCATTGTATACTAGGCCTTCTTTAGCAAACGAAGAATCTCCAATACGTTCAGGAGTAAATCCCATACTGGCTCTACCCAAACTATTCATATCAGCAGTATATTGTATTAGTGTTCCGTTACCGCCTTCTTCTTTAGCTAAGATTGCTACTTTTAATTTACCTTGTAAATCTCCGCCTTGTACTGCTCCTGTATTTGGAGAACTTGTAGCTGATCCGCCATCGTCGTCATTTCCTACTGGAGCTCCTGATGTTAAATCTTTAGGAAACATTATCAATATTTGATCAGGTACTCTACCAATTCCTTTTTTAGCTGCATCGTTAAGACGTTCATTTAATACAACTTGCAAACTTCGTTCACCTGTTTGTAACATTTGTTCAACAGTTTTACCTCTGATAGTTATGTCAGTCTTGAGTTCTAAATAGCTGCTAGCAAAACCTTTTTCATTCCACGGAAATGCTGCTACATCATATTCAGCGCCACGTCCTGTAACTTTCATTTCTATAGTTGATAATTTTAAAGGAAAGTGTTTTGTTGTTTTTTCTATAGATAATGAATCTGCTGCAATGCCTTGTTGTGCAGAATTTAAATGTCCCTTGAATTCAATTGTTAACAATAACGGAACATCCATATAGTTTTTATAACCAGCATTTTGAGCAGCAATTTGCAAGGATTCAAAAAACAATCCCATGCTGTATATTTCAGTAACTTTGAAATTTAATTTAGTGGCATTTGTGTTGCCAGTATCTTTATCTAGATTAATAACACTGCCTACTGTTAGATTATCCATGAAGAAATCAAACTTACCATAGGCAGTGTTTACTCTGTTGTCAGGACTACCGCTGCCGCTTTTAAAAATGATTTGACCAAGCTGTCCTTTCTTGTAGGTTTCATTTGGAAAATTTATAGCAACTGCATCAAGCACACTTAATGTAAAGATATAATTATAACTGGCATAACTGTGTAATATATTTGCCATTGGCAACTCAGTTCTAAGATTTACTGTAGTTGCAGAAGAATTTATTGAGTTACTAATATTACCTAGATCAACAATGTTTGATATTTGTTGTTGTATCTGTCCTAACGCTCCGGCAATGCCTGCAATCTGTCCGGGTATGGCTGAGGTTAATGCTGTTCCAAGATTACTTATTCCGTTAGCTGCTGCTCGTTGTATTCCGCTAATTGCCCCATTGACTGAGCCCAGGGCACTGGCCAAGCCGGTATTAGATACAACTTTAGATACTTGGTTGACCGCAGATGTTGCAGAGTTAAGAGCAGAATCTAAAAATCCCATGTTATAGTCCTAATATATCTATCAAACTTGCTTTTTTAGGTAGGTAGATTCGAGTACCCGGAGTAAAATCGTATATAGGATCTTGTAATATATCTAAATTACGTTGGATAAAAACCCACCATAATTTATTAGTGCCGTACAGATCATGGGCCAATAGATCAGGACGATGACTGTACTGTGGCTCTATAGTATAGATCGGATCATCTGCTTCAGCACTTACTGGTCGAATTTTTAAAATATTCAAATAGTTATTTGATATTGTAGTATTTGCCCAAGGGCTGGTATTAGAATATGTTGCCATTAGATATACCCGCCTGTGCCGTTGACGTATCCGCCGTTGACAAACTTGCTCAAACTAAACTGCCTAACTGCTTCTCTACTATAAACTGGTTGCACTGTAACAGTCAATGTACTTTTATTTGGCACATGTGTATTGCCGCTCGATGTCGGAAATGCTCCACCAACACCTTGGCCTGCACCGCCACTTAATAAACTTGTAACTCCGCCAATGGCGCCGCCAATGGCGCCAACTCTTCCTAAACTAGTTGCTAGCCTTCCTGCGCCAAGGGCACCTGCAACTCCAGCAAGGCCCGAGCTTAGAGCAGCAACTCCGGAAATAGTCGATGCTGCTCCGCCTGACGCTGTGCCAAAGCCACTAAATCCTGCTGTTCCCATTGTAGTAGAAATATAGTTTGCATCAGCTGGAAGATCAATACTAAAGCTAGTAATTACCACTGGCACATTTTTAAAAACATAATCACCGTAGCCATTTAAGGATAGGATAGGAGGAGGACTACCTGCAGATTCTCCGTCGCCGGTGTACATCTTAGTAGCTGATCTTAAAAAATGCATGGCAGCAATCCAATACTGTGCCTGTACTGCATCTTCAACGTTAAACGGGCCTGAAATACTAATGGCATTTGCCTTACTGTTCTGATAAGCCATAAATTGATAATTTTGATGTGTAATCGGAACATCATCATAAGTGGCAGAGTGTGAAATAGCTATCGTCGGAGTGTAAGGAAACACTAGGCCGCCTGCTCGTTGTAGCGGAGCAAGCACATCACTTGTAGCAAAAAAGTTTGGAGGTATTGATAATCGAACACGCCAATCGTCCGAGTTACCTGGACCAGAAAATTGGACTCGAGTAGCTGCTGCGGCCGA